TTCATCATTTGCACGGGTGGCATCCGTGGAATTCTTGCGAGTCTCTGCGATGATTGCTTTGACTTGTTTTATTCTAGCTTCTGTGTGCATTATATCTAATTCTGTCATACTTATACTATCGTTTATTATTTAACTAAAGTCAAATTTATTCGGAATTACCTTTCAACTATTTTATTGCACAATTCTTTTGTAAAAAAAGAGGATAGGGTGCTTTTTTGAATTTTCATAAATCGTTGATAATCAGGATGTTGCGGGGGGTGGTATTTCTCATTCTCATTTTTAATAATTTACATTTTCAAATAATAGCTAACTAAAAAAAATCCAAATGGTATAAAAACAAAAAACCAAAACCATAAAACTAAATACAAAAAACCAAAAACCTTGTATAAAAAATAAAAAACTCAAAAAATAGCAACCCAAAAAAAATCAGCGGGGGTATAAATTGTAGGAGGTAAAGTATGTAGTTATTCTTAGCCCCGAAATTAAAATGTGAAAAAAGCATTATTTCGTGTAACATAATACTGTTATGCAAAATAATAAAGAACTTGATGCCCGAACTTGGGGGTAAGAATTTTACATTAAGGGATGACCTGGATTGGCCCTTTAATGATATACCTGAACCTCAAGTTTTTAGGAGAGATGATTGCGTCTATGCCGATTGCGATGAAGCTCATTTAGTCCTAGATAGGTATCGACAACTTTCTTTTTGTAATCGAGCAGCGCAAGATAAGAAAAAAATATACGACAGAAGAAAATGTGGCATCTCTTTTGAGAAAAAAGCCCTCGAAGGATTGTCATTATCTCAATGTGATGAAAGTTATGTAAATCCAGAACACGGATTTGAAAGTAAAAGCGCCCTAATGTCTTTTCTTATGACGGGCTCACCTCTTCCTAATCCTAAATATATCCATGCTAATGCAGAAAAATATTGGAGCCACCAAATTTGGAAAAGTTTACAAGAGCCATACATGACATTTAGAGTTAACCATTGGCACAATATAGAAAGAAATGGATATTTAAATCATTATTCGCAAACGCTAAGCGATTGCTATTCTTACTTGGAACAGGAAACTACGGTTAAAAATCGTTATGGCGAAAATTTCAAACTTCCCTCAGGCAAGGGAGAAGTAGCTCTTGAAGTAAACGGAAAAGATATGTATGGACGGTGGCCTGGAACTAGGGCTCACAATCCTAATGATTGGCAAACTTTATATCAAGCTAATGGGCTTGGGGATTTTGACCCAAAAGCTTCAAGATTATGGGTTGGAACTAATTGGTTTATGAGCTCGCCTGCGTTGATGGATTTTGTTCATGTTTCGTGGATAGATGATCCAGTTATAGGTCAAATAAACACCATGTATAGTCTAAATTGTAATCACATGATGAGCGGTGATCTTAATTTTGCATCAGTAAGGTCTCTCATTATCGATTATCAAAATGTAGTTTTTCCTTTTAGTGAATTCACCAATTTCGAAGTGAAATTCGTCAGAGATCCTGCAATTTTTCAATTAAATTCGGCAGACGTTTATCAAAGGTCTAGCCCTTGGATGAATAGCACTCCTGCATTTGTATCTGAAGAAATATTTCTTCCAGCTTTCCCCCCTCCACCAGGAGATGTGGACACTAAACATTTCTTGTACGAGTTTATGTACAGTTAAAAATAGCCGCCCCAATTGGTAAATCAGCGCTTAAATCAATTCGCTGAAAAGCAGTAGGGTCGTGGGCGTTGTTATTTGCCGAAATTAAAATGTGAAAAAAGCATTATTTCGTGTAATATAATACTGTTATGAAAAACAATAAAGAACTTGATTTTAGTGAATCTATTCGCGCCCAACTTCGAGAAGTTGAAGGTACGGAAGAAGAGGTAACGCAAGAAGCTTGGGCTGCTGAAGAGAAAAAGGGCAAAAAGCTTAATAAACCATTTCGCACGTCAGGTGGTCCGAAAAAGTTTTCGGTATACGTAAAGAACGAAAAGGGTAACGTTGTTAAAGTAAATTTTGGTGATCCAAATATGGAGATCAAACGCGATGATCCTGCACGTCGCAAAAGTTTTCGCGCTCGTCATGGATGCGACAATCCTGGGCCAAAAACTAAAGCTAAATACTGGAGCTGCAAAATGTGGAGCAAAAAGAGCGTCACAAAAATGACCAAAGGCGAAGAAGCAGAAGCTGAATTATTAGAAGAATTAGATGAGTCAGAAAGCAAGCAAGGGCTTTGGGATAATATTCGCAAAAAGAAAAAACGCGAAGGAAAAAACTATAAACCTGCAAAACCTGGCGATAAAGACCGCCCGCAAAAAGATGCGTGGGAAAAAGCCCAGAAGCCAAAAAAAGATAAGTCTAAAGCTGAAGACGACAAAAAGTCAAAAGAAAAAGGCTTAACTGAAGAGCAGAAAAAATTACCTGATGCTATTAAAAAAAGCATATTAGAAAAAAAGCAAAAATCTAAAGCTGATGAAAAAGCGGGCTATCCACCAAAATGTAACGAAGGTTATGTTGAAAAAGATGGCAAATGCGTCCCTGTTTCTGATTCTGGCTACAAGAAGAAAAAGAAATAATGCCCGAACTTGGGGGTAAGGATTTCACATCAAGGGACGATGTAGGTTGGCCCTTTAATGATATACCTGAGCCCGAAGTTTACAGAAGGGATGATTGCGTTTATGCTGATTGCGAAGAAGCTCACCTTGTTCTAGGTAATCTTTCTTTTTGTAATCGAGCGGCGCCAGATAAGAAAAAAATATACGACAGAAGAAAATGCGGTATAAATTTAGAGAAAACAATCCTTGAGGAACTAAATTCGATACAATGTAATGAAACCGTTTTAAACACTGAACCCTATTCAAAAGAGGATTTAATGTCTTATTTGATGACGGGTTCACCTGCCCCTCCTCCAGAATATATTTATGGAAATACAGAAAAGTATTGGGAACATCAAGTTTTATACTTGCCTTACATGTATCCCGATGTAATTTTAACTTATTACGCAAGACATTGGGCTCCTAATGGCGATAGTGATTGCTACTCTTTCCTTGAAAGAAGGTATGAAAGAGCTGACGGCTCATATTATCAAGCCTCAAAGCAAGCTGGAGAAGTGTATGTGGCATTTGAAATAAACCAAAAAGATGTGAAAGGATATTGGGCTCATAGTAGAATTCATAATCCTGACCATTGGCAGGCTTTATACCAGGCTAATGGCCTTGGCGATTTCGATAAAGACGCACCAAGGTTATGGATTGGATGTGATGAAATACTAGGAGATGCTGGTGGTTTTATATTGGACTTTTTTAATGTTTCATGGATAGATAACCCTGTCATTGGGGAGATGAATACAGTTTATTCACTGATTTCGGCGACCCATCTAAGTACAAACGGGAACACCACTGGTTTCAGGGGCTTTTTAATCGATGATCATGTTAATGTTTACCCTGGAAACCCTCCTCCTGAATTTAGAGTTAAATTCACGAAAGACCCTAGTAGTTTTAAACTGAATGAATACAGCGATGCCCACCAATATGAAAGCCACGTCTACAACAGACACCCAGAGTATTTAACCCCCACTTTCAACTCTCAAGAAGTTTTTTTGCCCGCACTTCCAAGTGGTCGAACAATTCAAGGTAGGGGTGCCCAATTTTCTTAAAAATAGCCGACTAAATAAATTTCGTAGCGATCAGGCCCTCTTTGAGGAACACCTATCCATATACTTCTACTAGCTTGATGTATTGGGTAAAAACCTTGATAATTCCCAGCAACAGCGTCCCCACCTCCAAACGCTGCAGTATATAGAATTTTGTATTGAGTCGTCGAGTTTTGTTCTTTCCTTAGAAATATTTCCGCATGAACGGAATCATTTGGCCCAGTAACATAGGCTTCGACTTGTAAAATACAACCTTGTGCGCCGATTGGCAAGTCATCGCTTAAGTCAATTTGCTCGAAAGGAATGGGGTTCCAAGCTCCACCAACTGTATTTGCTTTGATTAATTTTGGGGCTATCAAAGTAATCGTTGAAGAACCTTGTGTATCAGGAAGTATGTTTTCTTTTATTTGCTGGAAGGTAATTTTATTACTGTGGTCATATATTCCGTCAGATTCATCGTCTTTTGATAACACAAATAAATCGTCATCCTTCAGCTCTGTCGCTGGTGATAATTGGCTTATCTTGACCCCGTCTACGGCACTTGCTCCATCGCCACCACTACAATCAGTAGGCGTAGCAAGACCTATTGCGTAAAAATCTGCAATAACGGCCGTAAAATTTGAAAAATTTTGAGCTTGAGCGTAAAATTGTACAGAGTCTTTGTTCCAATCTATGGTTTGAAACCATATCTGTGAGATTCCATCGCCAGTTGGATATCTTGTGGAAACAATAACTTTAAATGGTTTAGATAAAAAAGGAGTTGGAAAAGTTATGTCGTAAGCTTGCTCAAGAGTAATTTCGTTACTGCTAAACCATTGCATAATCAATCCGTTACCGAACATTTGATAGCCAGATTCTTGAGCTTTCAATTTGCAAAGGTCTCCTGAGCTTGATGCTGCCACACCGAGACTGTATCCGACGATTTTAAGGTGAGCAATTGCTATGTTGCCACTTGTAGTGAATTTTATATCAAATGATCCATCTGAATTGCAGGGTATTATTGCTTGCTCTACCGCAACAGAGCGCTGACCGCTTGTTCCATCGTGATCTATAATGGTTACCTCAGGTCCTGAGGCATTTTCTCTACAAACCAATTCACAATTACTATTGCCACCCGTATCAAGATCTGTGGTTTGGCCTTGAATTAAAAGGTTTGTTGAATTAGTTAACGAAGAGTTTGCGGGTATCGTGATCCAATTTCCTGCGCTTGATGAAGTCTCAGTTTTGATATCAATAGGTGAGTCTAAAAATTGCCACCCAGAACTACCACCAGAATTACCACCAGATCCTGGAGGCGATGATTCCTCAGAGGAAATTAATATAAGCTTAATATAAGTTGGACTTAAAAACGGTTTCCACGAACTAATGCCATTCCTGGTCGCATATCCATCTGCTCCTAGGCTAACACTGGCGTGAGTATCTGAAATAATCGATAACATTGCATTATGCTCATTGTTTGAACCAAAACCATAGGACGTTCCAACAGAAATCATACTGTTTTGGTTTTCGTCGGTATAATATACTGCTCCCGTTAATTTGTCGGTCCCCAAACCATGTTCAAAACTGAAATTAAGGTTTGTTGATATCTCCACCCATCCGCTGTCAAATACTGCCATCTTATTTGCCCTCCAATTCTTTTTTGAGCACTTTGTAAACTTTGCTACTATCCCCTTGTTTCATGCACTCAGAGGGTGTGCCTCCTCCTAAATTTTCATTTGAAGCTTTAAGCCATTGAGTGGCAGCGTAAAAGGGCATTTTCTTCGAAAGAAGTTCTAGCACATCATATTTAGAAAAGTTTGACATATATTATATTATACACTAAAGTCTGTGTAATATTTAGTAATATTCAATAACCCTTAAAAAAATATGCCAAGAAAAAAAGCTACAAAAGATATTGACGAAGAATTTGACTTAAATCCATTTAAATCAAAAATAATTATTAAAGGAAAAAATCTGAGTGAAAAACAAAAAGTTTTTCTTGATTTATCTACAAATCCAGAAACTAAAATAATTTTTGTATCTGGACCAGCAGGAGCAACTAAAACGTATATGGCTGTCTTTTCAGCATTGAGGCATTTGCAAAAAGATGAGAACCTAGATTTGCTTTATGTAAGGACGGCTATCGAGAGTGCAGATAAAGGGCTAGGAGCGCTACCAGGCACCCTTGAAGAAAAGATAAATCCCTACATGGCCCCACTTGAAGATAAGCTAGATGAAATGCTTCCAAAAGGTTCAGGGGTAAAGAGTGAACTTCTAAAATACGGGAGAATACAGGCTATGCCAATTAATTTTCTTAGGGGTGCCAGCTGGTTAAATAAGATTGTAGTGGCAGATGAGTCGCAAAACTTTTCCTTTAAGGAGCTTGTAACAATGACAACAAGAATAGGTGAAAATACCAAACTTTTTGTATGCGGAGATATGATGCAAAGTGACATTGGTGACAAGAGCGGGTTTTCCGATATGTTTGATTTATTTAACGATCCAGCAAGCAAAGAAAAAGGCATACATTGTTTTAAATTTAACGAAAATGACATATTTAGAAGTGAAATATTAAAATATATAATCACTAAAATAAAAACATATAAAAAATAGTGTACTAAAAAATATGGATGGCCTGTATCTTATAGTATCTGCATTAATTGGCGCAGCGGCAACAATAGCGAGCGTTTTAATATCCCGAAAGAACTCTAAAAAAAAGATTAATTCACGAGACCCGATATTAAACGAGACGCAAAATAACGAAAATATTTATACAGCACTCGAATTCGTAATGAAAGAAATGGGTGCGGATAGAGCCTATATTTTGCAATTTCATAATGGGGGTTATTATATATCAGGAAGAAGCCAGCAAAAGTTTAGTTGCACACATGAAATGGTTGAGAATGGAATCAGTAGAGAATGTGAATTCTCTCAAAACCATATCGTATCAAATTTTCATGAATATATAAATGAATTAATTAATTCTGGAAAATTTGCATACCTAGAGGCTGAAGTAGCTAAGGATTACTCATTCGCAATGATGATGAAGCAAAAGGGAATAAAAAGCATATATAATATACCAATAAAAACTTTAAACAATACAGTTATTGGAATATTGGGTGTTGATTATATAAAGAGTTGTGCATCAAAAAATAATTTAGGCTCTTGCGATATGGGAGAAAAGCATGCCTTCGCAGAAAATACTGATGAATTTATGAAAAGGCAGGCTAGGACAATAGCTGGCTACCTGATATGATTTAAATGGATTTTTGTTGTATAGTATTTATAATAAAAATACTATGCAAACAATATTTTGTACCGAGTGCGGGTCTAAAAACGAATATTCAGGCAAGAAGCCAAATTTCTGTTCTTCTTGTGGCTTTTCTTTTGTAGATCAAAAATCAGCCCAACCTATAGCTAAAGCTAGCAATAAAAAGCCTATAAGACAATCAAGGTCTGAAGCGCCTCAAGTCGAAATATCAGAAGATGAAACGGATATAGATTATGTGCCATCGATATCTTCCTTAAGTTACGAAATAACTTCAGGAGGTAATAGCGTTCATAAATTCGAAGATATTGTCGATGCCGCGAAAAAAGACAAAGGAGAGTAAAGAGTCAGAGCTCCCGAAGCCTCATTTTAACTATGAGGATCTCTACAAGACTATAGACGTAGAACTCTTAAAAAGAAAAAGGAACTGGTTTCTTAATTCTGTTACATGGATTGATTTTGATGACGTTTGCCAAATAATCAGGGCTCACATTTATAAAAAATGGGACCAATGGGATCAAAGTAGACCCATCAAACCTTGGCTAAATAAAATAATAGCCAATCAAATGAAAAACATTTTAAGGAATCATTATAGTAACTATGCTAGACCATGCCTTAATTGCCCTTTTAATAATGATGCCGATTTAAATCTTTGTAGTTTCACAAAATCTGGTCAACAAGATAAAACTTGCCCACTATATAAGAAATGGGAGAAAACAAAAAAGCATGCATACAATGTAAAAATAACATTATCGCTAGAAAACCACATGCATGAAATTACTGGTAATTCAGAAACTTATTTAGATTTAGATATACAAAGGTCTTCCGAGAAGTTGGTTCAAGAATTAAAAAATACTCTAAACGAAAGGCAGTTTCAAGCTTTTGAACTACTTTTTGTTAAAAATTTATCAGACGAAGAAGTCGCTATGGAAATGGGTTTTAAAAGTACCGAAACTGGCAGAAAAGCTGGATACAAACAAATAAAAAACTTAAGAAAAACTTTGAAAGAAAAAGCCACAAAAATTCTAAATAAAAAAGGCATAACTTTCCTGGGAGACGAAGATGAAATTAAATAAAGATCAAAAACAAAAAATACGTGATAATTTTAAAGATCACCCTAATTTAATAGATCTAACAAGAATTGTGTTTGAGGATGATTCGCTAGATGGCAGAAGCAAAGAAGGAAGATCTGTAAAAAAGTTCCTAGCCGAACAGAGTTTAGATTATAAAACCACAAAGTGGGATAAAGTCGAAGATATAGAACTTACTGAGGCTCAAATAGAATTTGCAAAACAACAGGCGAAAAATGGATTAAGTGCATTTCAAATCTCAGAAATGCTATGGCCTGAGATATCCGTAAAAAGATTTTCAAAACAACATGTGGCTGTATTAGACTTTCTGAGGGAGTATGAGCCTGCGTATGTTCATGATAGTGAAAGTGCCGTCAACAGAGTCTATTCTCCACCTAAACTGTTAACCACAGGATTAAATAAAGTAAATGAATTTTGCCACATAGGCTTACAGGAAGAAAAATTATCGCACGATGAGACGAATTGCATAGAGTCTTTGATTAGAAGTCTTTCGGCGCCAAGATTCATACAAGTGATCAGTAATTACTCCTCAATGAAAGATAGAGAGTTATTCGAGGCAGAATTCATAAGGGCTACATGGGATAAACCAGATCTAACAAGTGATGAAATAAATTTATACATTAATGTTTGTGTTGATTATATTAATTTAAAAAATATATCATCTCACATTGAAAAACTCAACACTATGTTTAATGAAGTTGAAGATCAGCAAGACATGACTGTCAGGTTGGCTGAAGTTCTAAAGTCTAAAACAGACGAATACGACAAGTGTGAAAAAAGAATGGAATCTCTAATTAAAAAACTAAATGGAGATAGAGCTGAAAGATTAAAGAATAGAAGCAAAGAAAATGCAACAATCTTATCTTTGGTCAAAAACTTTCAAATTGAGGATGAACGTCGTCGAATGGTTGAATTAGCAGACATGCAGAAAAAACTAGTTGACGAAGAGGTGACTCGACTTGATAATATGGATAGCTGGAAAGCTAGAATACTAGGAATCTCAAAACACGATGCAACATGAAAAGAATTGAATTATTAATTGGTGACTATGAATATGAAAAAATCCAGGAAATCTTTGATAAAGAGCCTGATTTTCAACCCGTCTCTGAAACAGACAATATCATTATTAAAGCGCTTCAGACTATTATTAGTCCAAAGAACCTCATGGAAGAAGATGTAGGCGGGCCCGAAACAATAGAACACACCTTTAAGAAAGTCAGTGAGCCAGAAAACAAATCACTAGAAGAAGGTAACATAGAATACAAGATATAGAATAAATAAAAAACAAATTTATTATAATATACAACATTAACATAAATATAAATAAAAATGACTGAAGAAAATAATAGAAAACAAATGGTTGAAACTCTTGCTAATGCCATAGTCAACCAGTTAAGTATCAATGGTTTAATTGAGGGCGCAAAGTTTTACTCAGTCCATTTGGCTAACGAGCGCTTGGACAGTATGTCCGAAGCGGAAAAAGATGAGTTAATGAACAAGATGAAAAAAGCTGAAGAATCTCAAGCCGAAGGAGAAGTTAAAGAAGAAGTTTCTGCCTAGTAATTATTTTTGTTTAATTTTGGTAACGAAGACCTTGGGAATAAAACCTCAAGGTCTTTGTGCAAAAGAGTAGTTATTATTATTGTTTAATAGAATGAGTTTTAAATGCAAGGTGTGCGGTAAGTCTTTCAAGAGTGAAAGAGGTCTTCATCTGCACATTCCGAAGACGCATAAAATTCCTCTTGCTGAATATTATGTTAATATGTATCAGCGTCGAGATAGATATAATAATAAATTATTAGAATTTAAAAATAAAGATGATTATTTCAATGTAGACTTCTCGTCGCGAGACAACCTCAGGAAATGGGCTCTAGAGGCTGACCCTGAGGAAGTTAAGGAATATATACTAAAACAGCTCTCAGCGCGCGTTACGGGCAAGGAATTGTCATATGCACCCTGTCATCTTGAACTCGAGCTGCATGATTTACCCTCAATGGATATGTATAAGCATTTTTTTGGATCTTATTCTAAAGCATGCGATGAATTAAAAATTAAGCCATTATTGGGTAAAAATATAATGAAGGGCTTTTTTAAAAACAATCCAGAATTGGATAATATTAAAATATTGATCGATACTAGAGAACAGCAACCGCTGTCATTTGAAAACTCAATGTCTATGAAGTTGGACTTCGGGGACTACGCCGTAGGAGCTCCGCATTATGATTACACCTATGTAGATAGAAAAAGCGAGGCTGATTTTAAAAGCACTATGGCTACGGGTTTCAAAAGGTTTACGAGAGAGCTTGAGCGGGCAAAAGAGTTTGACGCATATATATTTATAGTAATAGAAAGCTCTATACAACAGATTATTAAAAATAATATGTTTGGTCCCAGGCAATCTAACCTTCCATATATATGGCATAATATGAGATTACTATCACATAGGTTTGCAGGAAAGTGTCAATTTGTATTTACAGGTAGCAGAAAAGAATCGGAGAGTGTGATACCTAAATTATTGGTTTATGGTAAAAAGCTTTGGGAAGCAGACTTACAATATTTTATAGACAAACAATGACTTGGGAAGAAGGCAAAATATTAGGCCCCGTAAGCCAAAACAATTTTACAAGCAACGAGGATTTATTAAAGATCAAGGGTTTGCTGGACGAACCTGAAGCTAAACTATTATTACATGATTTTTTAAGAAATAATATAACTTTTACAACTAATCTTATTGCTGGAGTGGATTTATTTCCCTTTCAACATTTGGCAATTAAGTCTATGCTTGAGACTGACTATTTTCTTGGTATATGGAGTCGAGGAATGTCTAAATCTTTCAGTACTGCAATTTATGCTTTTCTTGACGCTATATTTAATCAGGGTATACAGATAGGTATTATGGCTGCTACATTCAGGCAATCAAAAATGATCTTCGAGAAAATAGAGGATATTGCAAGAAAACCAGAGGCGGCATTCCTATCTCAATGTATAACTAAAAAATCTAAAAAAAATGACCAATGGACTTTAGAGATTGGAGAATCTAAAATTATTGCTTTGCCTCTAGGTGATGGATCTAAGCTTCGTGGTTTTAGGTTTCACCGTATTATTATTGATGAGTTTCTCTTGATGCCTGAGCACATCTACAATGAAGTTATTTTGCCATTCTTGAGTGTTGTTCAAAATCCAACAGAAAGAGAAAAGGTAAGAAAGCTTGAGGACGAAATGATAGCTAAGGGTAAAATGACAGAAGACCAAAGATACCAATGGCCAAACAATAAACTTATAGCTCTTTCTTCTGCCAGCTACAAATTCGAATATCTATACAAGGTGTATGAAACATTTGAAGACTTAATCGTGAATGGAACCGCTCCAGGATCAAAAGATTTATCTAAAAGAGTTATTATGCATTTTAGTTATGATGTTGCCCCGCAAGCCCTGTATGATCAAAACTTGATCAATCAATCAAAGCAAACAATGAGTCAATCTCAGTTTGATAGGGAATTTAATGCTATTTTTACTGATGATAGTTCTGGCTTTTTTAAAACTTCCACAATGGCTGCATGTACTATAAAAGATGGAGAAGATCCATGCCTTGAAATAGCTGGAGACAGAGACTCTAAGTATTTACTGGCTTTTGACCCTAGTTGGGCTGAAAGCGAAAGTTCTGATGATTTTGCAATACAACTTTTTAAATTAAACGATAATACAAAAACTGGTACATTAGTTCATAGTTATGCTGTACCTGGATTAAAGATGAATGATCATATTAATTATTTTCATTATTTATTGGATAGTTTTAATATTGTAGCTATAGTAGGCGATTATGGTGGAGGAGTCCAGTTTTTACAAGGAGCTAATGCTAGTGAGCAATTCAATAAAGCTAATTTAAACATAAAAGAAATCGTAGCAGATTTAGATAACACTGAGCACTACCAAGACGCTTTAAGAGATGCCAAAACCCAGTACAATTTAAAAGAGAAGAAAATTTGCATTTTAAGAAAAGCTACATCCGACTGGATTAGAAAGTCAAACGAACTTTTACAAGCAAGTTTCGACCATAAAAGGCTATGGTTTGGGGGGAGGCCTTTGGATGAAAACTACCACAAGCAATTAAAAAAAGACATACCAATTGACAATTTAGTATTCATACCAAACCAAAAAGAATCGTTGAGAAGTTCTGGAGGAGCAAAGCAACTAGACTTTCTTGAACATCAATACGATATGGTTAACTATACAAAAAATCAATGCGCATTAATACAGGTAACTTCAACCCCTCAGGGAACTCAGACTTTTGGGTTACCATCAAATTTAAGAAGGCAGTCTGGCCCAAGTAAGACAAGAAAGGATTCTTATTCTGCATTGGTATTAGGGAACTGGATGATAAAGACATATTATGACATCATGAATGTAGAAGAAACCCCTGTAGATTCAACGTTCACTCCTATCATGGTATAAAGTAAAGTCAAAGTTAACTTTCAACTTTTCTTGGACTTTCCTAATCTTTGGTGTACTATCTAATATGCCAAGAAAATATAATAAAAAATCACCTTATTGGAGTAAATTTAAAAGCGAAGCAAAAACCGATGGGGAAAACCTTAACTCTCTTATGGGGGATTCTGCAGAAATTCCCCCTGCGAGCGCAGGAGAGTCTTATTATACTGAAGCTTCTTGTCCAGTTAGAAACGTAGGCCAAGTATCAGAAGAGGAATCAACTAGGTTTAGGTCTAATAGGGCCAGCAGAACTCCAAAAAAGAACAAGTATGTAAACATAGAGCAAATGTCTCTACCTTATTCTTATAAGGACAATTACGTAACCCCTAGGGGGTCTATAGAATTGTGTCAAAAAGCATACGCCAATGTACCTATATTTAGAAATGCTATTGATGTTATGGCTGAATTTTCGAATTCAGATATCTATCTGGATGGAGGCTCAGAAAAAGCAAAGAGTTTCATTAAAAAATGGCTACAAAAAATAAAAATATGGAAATTAAAAGATCAATACTTTAGGGAGTATTACAGGTCAGGTAATGTTTTTATGTATAAGCTTGATGGTAAGTTCACCACCGAAGACTTAATAAAACTAAATCAAGTATACGGATCAGAAGGAAAAAATATTGGTTCAAAGAAAATTCCAGTAGGTTATGTATTTTTGAACCCTTATGATTTTGTTGCAGATCGAGCTTTAACATTTAGCTCCAAAAATGGGATTTACAAAAAAATACTAAGTGAGTACGATATTGAAAAATTAAAATTCCCTCAATCTGATTACGACAAAGAGATGTTTGAGGCTCTACCTAAAGATGCCAAACAAAAAATCAAAGAAAACCAGTTTATGAGCGATGGAATCATGGTTGACCTAGATCCTGCTAAATTAATTTTTTCTTTTTATAAAAAACAGGATTATGAGCCTTTTGCTGTTCCTTTTGGATTTCCTGTGCTAGACGATATAAACTGGAAAATGGAATTAAAGAAAATAGATCAGGCTATAACTAGAACAATCGAAAATGTAATACTTTTAGTAACCATGGGCAATACTCCTGATAAAGGGGGGGTTAACCCTAATAACTTGAAAGCGATGCAGGCTCTATTTCAAAACGAAAGTATTGGTAGAGCCCTTATTGCAGACTATACAACGAAAGCAGAGTTTGTAATACCAGACCTAAATAAGGTTCTTGGGCCGACCAAATATCAAATAGTAAACGAAGATATAAAGGAAGGACTGCAAAACATAATTGTAGGAAAAGAGAATTATTCAAGCACCCAAGTTAAAGCTCAGATATTTTTAGAAAGATTAAAGGAGGCGAGGCATGCTTTTTTAAACGATGTACTTCAACCTCAAATCAAGCAGGTCTGCCAGGCAATGGGGTTTAAAAACTTCCCAGAAGCTAAATTTGTAGAGATAGACATAAAAGACGAAGTCCAACTTCAAAGAGTGACTTCGAGGCTTATAGAAATGGGAATAATCACTCCTGAGCAAGGAATGGTTGCATTAAAGCAAGGGGTGTACCCAGACCCTCAAGATTTGCCAGCAGCTCAAGAAAAATTTGTTCAAGATAGGGAGAAAGGTTTTTATACTCCTTTGTCTGCAGCTCAACCGATCCTCAGCGAAGAAGATCAAGAAATGAAAGAAGAGCAGCACAAGATGAATATGAAAAAACAGAAAGATGCTCAAAATCAACCTGCAACACAGCCAGGCCAACAAAAGGGCTTAAAGAATGATAGCGGAAGACCTCCTGGCACAAAGACTAAACCTGGCGGAGTGTTTGCCTCTGAGGATGTTCACAGCAGAAAAAACATTCAACAAGTTGTATATAACATAGAGTCCTTGAGAGGGGAAGCGGAAAAAGCCATAAAAAAACATTACAACAAAAAAAGATTATCTAAACAGCATAAAGGGATAATAGATACGCTTACCGAAAGCATAGTTATGTCTACAGAGCATGAAGATTGGGAGCAAGCATTAAGCTCATGCGTTAAAGATTTTAATAATATAGAAAATTTAAATATTATGTCTGATATTTTAGATATATCTGAAGAGCATGAAATTGTATCTTATCCTGCTGCTATACTCTATCATAGTAAAAAAATAAATAATAAAGAAGACTAATATTAGTGTACTCTTAATTTAAGATGAGTTTACCTTTTAAATATATATGTAAGTTTTCTGAAAATGTTATCGCGTCTACTCCTGAGAATGAGGAGATAGAGTCTTTGGCCTCTGTTGATTCATTGAGAGATTTAATTCCAGAAGATATTGATTTTAATAAAAACATAGACTTAGTTGGAGTTGCTTTTAATGGAGCTGTTGCGAATATGTTCAATAAGAATGGAGATGGTATAGATACTCAAACAGCGATAGCTATAAAAGACTATTTCATGCATAAGCCAACTAATATAGAGCATCAAAGAAAAAAAGTGGTTGGCCATATAGTTGGGACTTCTTTGTCTAGATATAAAACTAACGAAATCATAAGTGAAGAAGAGGCTGCGTCAACCGATGAGCCCTTCAATATAGCTTTATCGTCTGTAATATATAAAACAGTTAACCCCGAATTTGCTGAGTTAGTCCAGAAATCTGTAGATAAAGAAAGCGATCTATACCAGAAAGTTTCAGCCAGTTGGGAAATTGGTTTTAATGATTACGTGGTCGCAGTTGGTAGCACAAATTTAAAAGATGCAAAAATTATTTCTGGAGAAGAAAAAGATGATTATAAGCAATTTTTAAAAGCTTATGGTGGCAATGGACGGGATGACGACGGCAACGAAGTCCATCGGTTGATCGTTGGTGACATATACCCGCTAGGGATAGGCTTTACGGCCAATCCAGCAGCAAGTGTAAAAGGGCTCACAGTTAGCGAGGAAAGCATGAATCAATTTAAGTTGAAAGGCGATTCTGAAAGCTCCAATTATGAAAAAATTGAAATTAAAAATAATATAATTGAAGAAAAAAGTTCCCATTTCAAAAAACATGATGTAAAAAATAACAAGAACATAAAACCTTATAAGACTATGGAACAAGAAATTTTAAAACAAGTAACAGAATCTTTAGAAGCTCAAGCTTCATCTAAGAAACTTTCGGAAGAGGCTATTGCCAACATCACGAAAGTATTTCATGACGCAATTATTCAGAAAAATGATCAATGGCAGTCTGACAAAGAAGAGCTTAATAAAGAAAAAGAAGATCTTTCTAAAGCTACTGAAGAAGCAGGTCAGAAAATTGAATCCCTTAAATCTGAAATCGCTTCGATGAACGAAGAGATTGAGTCTCTTAAGACAGAAGCAGCTGCAAAAGAAGCTTCAGAAAAATTTAACGACAGAATGAGCGATCTTGATGACGAGTTTGAGTTAGAAGACGAAGACAGAATCATCTTGGCTTCTGAGTTGAAATCAATAGATTGTTCAGACGAAGCATACGCCAAGTATAAAGAAAAACTTTCTGTAATGTGGAAACACAAAACAAAAGCTTTTAAAGAAGAGCAGCAAAAATCAATTGCGGCAAAAGTTGAAGAGCAAGTTCAAAAAAGAATTTCAGAACTCTCTTCAGCAAGTGATTCAGCAGAAGAAGTAACCGAAGAAGCAGCTGAAGAAGTTGTCGAAGAGGCTATTGAGAATGCTGAAATCGAAGAAGAAGTTGTTGCTAATAACAACGGAGATGCAACACAAGATCAACTTTCTCTCAGGGAAAAATTTAAACAAGCTTTCTCGAAAGACAGCGTAAACATTCAATACTAAAAAAGAGGATATACAAAATGGCTAATAGACTACTTCCATTCAGACAATACAACGAACACGACGTTGTCAACTTATTTTCGCTTGATACATCAAGCCTTACGTTGGCAAATATGAGACACGACTCCAATGGGGCTTGGGACTCAGGTGTTATCGTAAAAATTACTAACGGAGACATGACTCAAGCACCTGTTGTTGATGGCGCAAGCCAACTTCAGAGCTATCTTGGGAAAACAGATTACCCACATGTTGGCGGTAACGCTTACCAAGAAGTTCCTTTAAAGGTTGACGTTGCAGACGGAGCCGCAGATGTTCCTTTTGGAATTACTCTTCGTCAAACAATCGCTTTTGATGAAAACGGTGAAAAGCTTCTTTACTACAAGCAAAAACTTCTTGAGCTTCAAGGCGTTCTTCCTGGTGAAGCAGTCCCTGTTTTAACAAAAGGTCTTATTACTGTAGCAAGTGCTGGAATCGCAGGATCCCCCGCTGCTGGAGATAAGGTTTATGCTGGAACAGGCGCTAATTCAGGTAAGTTCAGTACCAACTCTGGAAACGCAGAAGTAGGTATTGTTGTTGCTACTGGTGACAGAGCTGACATTGGAACAAACCCTGATTACTTTTCAACAGATGGTACCACAGGTGCATACTGTGTAATCAAAATCGACCTTTAATTTTATAACAGAGAGGCAAACAAAAATGAAAATTACATTAAAGAGAACAGAAGAACAAGTCGAGCTCGTAAAGGCTATGGCCTCCCGAAATCGCGAAGTTGCTTATGAAGCGCAAATGGCATTAGCCGAATTCATCGGACCAGTTTTGGCTGAAGTCGTGAATCAAGCTCCTACGCTTAGTAACTTATTTACTAACTTTCAGTTTAACGATATGGACAGTCCTAGTATCCCATTGGATCTTTACTATGACGTGACTGCTCCTGACTACGTTAAAGTTTACAGTACGTCTGTACCTGGCGGTCTTCCAACTAACACTGTTACTCCAACTGCTTCAGAAATGAAGTTCACCACTTATCGCTTAGATAGTGCAGTTGATTTCGACAAACGTTACGCTGCTAAGTCTCGTCTTGATGTTGTAGGTAAATCTTTCACTCGTATCGCTCAAGAAATTCTTTTGCGCCAAGAGTCTACATCCGCCAACTTAATCTTGGGAGCTCTTAATGACGCTAGCACAAAC